ATACTTATCTTGTGCTATCTGATGGGCATCTTCCTTGTTCTCGGAATCAACATAATAGCCATAATCTTTTGTGGATTCCTCTGTAAACACTACATAGAATTTAGGCATCTTGCATCTCCTCAACTCTGACATACTCAGGTGTCTCAAAATGATCCCATGTAGATTGCTCGTATGCTTTACTAATCGCACTATCTTGATCTTTAGCATCAACTTCTACATACCCATACGATACAAACACAACTGTATATTTAGGCATCTTCCATCTCCTCAAGTTCTTTCTTCTTGGCGATCAACTGGGCAGAAAGTTCAGCATCATCCTTTTCTTTCAAGGTTTCTTCCAGTTCCTCGATCTCATCAGCAAGTTCTTGCATAGCCCATTCTTTCATGCTCTCGGTGATGCCAAACTCAAGGTCAATGTTATCGGGGATATTGTTTTTGACATCCAACCAATTACCGCTAATGTCATAGGTCTCATCTGAACCATCCACATACTGACCACAGAAAGCACATCCACCCTCATAGTAAAGAGCATTGACCCCATAACCTTGATCTACCAGTTTGTCAAAGATTCCAGTAGGCGGAGACCAAGCAGTCGCAAAAGATACCCTTATCTCATTCTTACTGGTATCAATGTAGGCTTCATCCGTTGTGATCTCCCACTTTGTTCCCCAGTTCTGAACCCGCCAATCCCACCACGCAGATTCAGGATCAACTGGATCTTCATTACCCTTGATACTGGGGAATGTTGGCTTGACCTTTACCTTGGTGTAATCAGGCTCAGGATGGATAGTTCCAAAGAATTTGTTTGCTTTCCACGCATCCACAAGAACCTGAATCTTCTTGGGATCATCATGGGTTATATATACAGTGTTATCGCACCAATTAGGCATTTTGATTCTCCTTATGTTGTTGTTCAGCCAGTCTTCTTTGCTTCATAGCCATCAGCCGACCATAGTGCATCTTGTCTTCTAATCGCCATTCGTAATATTCGATCTTGCATCTTTTCGTTAAATCGAAAAACATACTATTCATTTCCAATTCAATTTCTTCAAGTGATTTTTTAGGCATTTGCTTTCTCCTCTTCAGAAATGACAAAGTAATAGGTGCTATAACATTTTGGGCAAACTACCTCGGCTTCTTCCTGCCCTTCAATCTCATGCTCGGCATGGGTAAATCCAATATGATGGCAGTCTAAGCAAATGTTCTGCTCATCATCTTCTACCTCAAAGTATTTAGGCATCTTCACACTCCTCAAAATTACAATAAACCTCTTGATAGATTGATTTAATAACCTTATCAGGATGATGTTGAGAGCAGTAATCTTTTACTTCCTCTACATCAAAGAATTGAACATGGATTGTTCTGCCTGATGCAAACTCAACCATGTAAACACTTTCATAATCTGAGTCATAACTCATGCTTGCACCTCGTCTTGGCTAACTATTACTTCAACATATTCACCCTCGTATGGCACTTCGGTAATCATGTAGTAAATACGATTTACTAAGTGATACCCATTGACAAGGTAAGTCCCACCATCCCCATCAACATAAGTCCATACCCTCTTGGGATTGCAGTCCGCAACCCCCAATACATAGCCCAGTTCAATACCATAGGTTTCGAAATAGTCCACACCATCCTCGTTTAGATGATTTGGAATGGGCTTGTATTTGGCACACCACGAATCAAAGTCCATATAACCCCCTTACCAACTTGCTTGATAGTAAAACTCATACTGGTTTTCAGGCAGTGATAAAGCATTGGTAATGCCCTCAACAGTATTCTTTAAGTCTTGCAGATACCATTCATCTTTTTCCGTTGAACCAAAAAAGAATCCCTCTACTGGATCTAAATCATCATCCCTTATGCCATCAGGATCATTCAGGATTGACTGGCACAAGTCTCTCAACTTCACCAATTTCTCTCTCGGTATGTAAGTCTCCTGACATTCATCCCTACCCCCTTGGCAGTTTTCCACGAACCAACCATGGATAGCGTTAGCCTTTCTCCAATACATGGCATCAATGGATACTTCTTTGACCATCATGCTTGAACCCGCAAAGCGTTTCTCAGGATCAAACTCTACCCCGACTGCATCATTGATATCCTTTGCGATCTCTTTGTCTTTGTCAGACCAAAGATATCTCTTGGCAGTTAAATACATATCTAAACCCATAACATTCTCCTAGCAGTTAAAGTTATGATTGCCGAATGACAATCCCTATGCCCTCACACAAAGGCATAGAAGTATCACTCAGGGCATCACTGGCAAACAGGATTGCTTATCATCACTGGTAAACAATGCACCCCCGCCATTCCCCTCATCATCCCTACTGGGGAAGAACCATAGACCATCATGGGTTTGAAAAGCGATTGACCTTTCATACCAACCCATCTCTCCCATTTCTTCCTTGGTCATGTATCGCACATTGACAATGCGTTTATGCAACAACAGTTTCTTGGCTTCATCATTCCAATACTTGTCGTAATCCTTAATTTCTTTCATCACACTCTCCTAGTTAAAAGTAACGATTGCAGACCACACCACATAGGCAGTGTAGGCTATTGCTATTGGCACAATCCAGTCCCACATTAAAAAATCCTCCCATTTTCATCAAACTCATAAGCATTGATTTCCATCATTTCCTCAACTGCTTCATCCGAGTATTGATACTCAATATCCTGATTGATAGCCCTTAAAGCAGTTTCCAATGCCTGATGAAAGGCATACATGGCATCACCAGTTTTCTTAAATTCCTCAAAGAATGACTGGATCATGGTGCAGTCCAACCACATACCTGATTTTGGCAAATACCCAGTTTTGGCTAGTTTCTTGGCATCTTCCAAGGTAAACCCTCTGAAATGATGGTTTTCAACATCAGTCTTTAAAAATTCACCACGACCACCAATCGCCCAGTCTTTTAAGGTAATCCCAAAGTGATCGCAAAATGCCTTGATTGAATCAATGTTCTCCTGATGCCAAGGGTAATCCATGCCATTGACATACCAGTCTTTAGCCCTTTGCTTTGCTTTGCCCTCCAACTCCGAGTATTTGTAGATTGATAATTCAGCGACACGCATGATTAGCACTCCTCAAGTATGTATTCAACTTCAAAAACAGTGGGATCATCCTTTTCAATGCTCAAGATTGTGAAGTCTTCACCATCATTAAGAATGTCCCCCGCTTTCAGCGATTGCATTTCCTGCTCAGTCAAAAAGAAGTAAATCTTTTCATCTGCCCAACTATCAAAATACGCATCTTCAGGATGACCCTCTTCTGCGACTCCCAGTAATACATTTGCACCATCACCTAACCAGTCGCAACTAATGACTGCATCATAGGCTTTGATCTTAATTGTCGGCATATCACACCTCTTCGCAATGTGTATAAAACCTACCAACCTTATTGCCATTGGTATCCCTAATAATTCCATTCAATTCCGAGCAGTCCACATTTGCGATAACACTCTTGAGATTTGCTATTACTTCCTCATAGTAGTCAGTCTCATACGCTGAATTGTCGGTATTGATTTCAACCATAAATTTAGACATACATTCACTCCTAGCAGTTTTGACAAAGACCGAACCCCATACAGGCGATTCGGTTTCGACTATTCAAGTCTCTTCAGTTTGCCTAGTAATCCTCGTTTTCTTCCCACAGGCAAGGATCAACCAGTCTTTGCCCGTAAGCATTAAACAACTGTCCACATTCACAAGCGACATCATCACCCCTACTAGAGCAGACCATCCGACTGCAATGGCATTTCCATTCCCGCCACAAGATACGACCAGTAGTTTTGTCCTCTTGGATTCCAATTTTGAATCCATTGCTATCTTCAACGATTCTCATTATTCAAACTCCTTGGGAACAATGACATCAAACTTACGCAACAGGGCTATTGCCTTGTCAGACAGGCACATGACCCCATCATATTCATCCAAGGTGCGGATACCAAACTGGTCAATGGTGAACCACAGACCAATGTATTCAAAACCCACATCCTCGATATCCCACTCAATGAACCCAGTAGCATCATCTCGGAAATACAACTCCATGGTGGATTCGTGAGTCCCGATATCCTTCTCGCCCCAACTGCCTTCCATAATCAATGGTGCAGTAAATGTCTCTTTGCCGATAAAGTAGTGAGTCATAATCAATACTCCGAAGTAAGCATGAGAACATTGTCGGTCAGGAAGAACTGATACTCCCCATCAGGGCAGTCAGTATGAGCAATATGCTTTTGTTTGAAAGTCCTGTAATCACCATCTTCAATACTGATATCGGCACTGCCATTGGCAACTGTCAATTTGATAGCCAAGAATGGCTCTTTCTTGAGCAGTGGGAATGCTTCAGTCGCAACGATATCCAAGAACCAGTAAGCACCATTACCCGCATTGTCAGCGAAGTATTGAACCCCATCAGTGTGAACCATATCCTTAGCAAAAAAGGGATTGGTGCGATAGTAATTCTCAGTGCCATAGAACTGGCTTAAATCTAAAGTGGTAGTCGAATCCAATTTAATCTCCTAGCAGTTAATGATTATCAGGATTGATAATCCGTAAACCCACGCAGTGCATGGGCTTACAGGTGTCAATCAGGAATTCAACCACTCTTCAAAAGTCTTCAGTGGTTTGCCATCAGTGATGGAATGACCAGTGCCATCATTAGCACAGGCTAAATAGATTTGATAGCGTTGTAATAATGTTTCCATGTAAGTCCCCTTAGAATGTTTTAACCCAAATGCGGGCAGAGTCGGCTAAATCGTAAAGATCAACCAGTAAGTAATCAACTTCAGCAGTATCGTCAGCGTATGAAAGTCCCTCAGCGATATCTTGCAGATCATCCGTAATGCTTTGACGATCAGTCCAAGACTGATTGACTTCAATGAACTGGGTAATGCGAGCAGAGGTCTTTTTAGCGAAGTCTTGAGCATCCTCGTTTTGCTCAAAGGATTCCATCAGGTCAGTGATGTCTAGCGTTTGTTTCCAGTTTGCCATTTGTATCTCCTAGCAGTTTGTCGAAGACCCCTTACGGGGTTTCGCCTATTAAAGGCTCATCAGTCCGACTCCTTTACAGGTATCAATGCTTGGTAAACCTTGGGGTAAAGTTATCACCCGCCCAAATACCAACAATGTCATGCACGAAGTCATATCTCTCACCAGTCAGCATAGAATCTAAGTCCAAATTCCCATGCTTGGCTTGATACTCGCCCAGTTTGATAGCGATCTCGATGGATACTAATCCAAGGGTATCTTGGGGAACTTTAGAGAATTGATCTAAGGCAACAAAGCGATCTACAACTTGGGTAATCTTTTCTAAGTCTTTCAATTTAATCTCCTAGCAGTTAGTCGAATGATTGTTGAATAACAATCCATAAACCCACTGGGCAGTGGGCTTATAGGTATTACTCGTCATCACACTCAGGATGGGGTTGTGGCTCACCACAATAAAAAGGATTTAATTCCCAAGTATCGTAAGGGGATAGAACCCACTGGCGATCAGCGTTATCACGACCTACAACTTCCGCATACTCTCTTACTGCTTCTTGCATTGTTGCTAACATTTGAATCTCCTTTTGTTGGTAGTCGAATCGGTGTTTAAGCACCTACCGACAATTTTGAGGGAAAATAAATAGGTTTGCAATACTTTTTTAAAAATATTTTTTAGGGCTTACTGGATAAGGGTTAGCGGGGGGCAAACCCCGCTAGGCAGTCAGTTATTCATGGTCAGTCTTGAGATTCTTAAAGGCAACCATCAGAGCATAAGCAAACCGAAGTCTTGAGACATCAGGTAAGTCATGCCACTGGGGATCATCTTGGAACATATCGTTGGATATCTCTAATGCTCTTTCTAATGCTGAAATTGTGTAGTTTGTGTTCATAAGTCCTCATGGTTTACAGGGATCAAAATTGATTCCCTTACATATAAAGACGAATGAGAATCCAAAAAGTGAGGGTATTTTGAAAATAAATTTTTAGGGCTTACTGGGCATGGGTTTGCGGGGCATGGAGTCTGGGCGAATAGACCTAAAAGCGGGCAAAGGTGCGAAGCACAACAGTCCAGTAGCAACTCCACTACTAAGAGAACATAGAGGAGATATAGGAGAGATAGAAGATAGTAGTAGCAGAATCATCCTGATTGCCCTAGAATCAGGCTATGACGATTCTCAAGAGATACCTATGAAAAGGCTAACAAGGAAAGAGATAGAGCAAGGCTTACAGGCTATGCCAGTGGATACTCTTTTACTGGGGGTTAGCACTGCCAAAGAAAAGCGACTAACCCACAAACAAATCGAATTCGCCAAGCAGGTAGCACTGGGAGAAAGCAAGGCAGGGGCTTATCGGAAGTCGCATAACAGTAAGGGAAAGCCAAGCACACAGAGCAAGAATGGGCAGGCTCTCGCAAAAAACAAGGCTATTCAAACCCAAATAGATGCGTTTAAGGTGGCACTTGAGGCACAGAAATATCAAACTCCTGCTCATTTAAGGGCGTTGGCAATCCATCGGATCACAGAAAAGGCTCTCGATCCTGCTTGCCCGCCTGCTCAACAACTCAAGGCACTGGAACTATTGGGGAAGATTACCGAGGTGGCTCTCTTTACCGAGAGACGAGAGGTAATCAAGGTCAGCGATCCCAGTGAGATGCGGGAGAAACTCATGGCGAGTATCAGACTGGCAATTGAGAACAGTCAGGCAATTGATATCGAAGCACGATCCGCAGACGATCTACTGGCAGAACTCGTAGGAACAGGCAATCAAGATGATGATGTGGCGAGAGATGATGCAGAACTAGATGATGTGGATGCAGAGACATCCTTAAAAGAGGGGGCAGACCCTTCGCAAAAGGCAGATTCGACAGACCCACTCACCCACGACCCCCAAATTTTGGCATTGGCTCGTGAGCCAGACTTGCATAGTATTCCACTCACTGAATCCCCTCCTAAATCCACTGAACCTAGGGAAAACCCTGCCTCACCATAACAGCTGTTATAGTGACACAGGGTAAACCCTAACTCTTATACAAGACCCCCCACCCCCTCATAAATATGTCAGACGATAAAAAAATTGTTCCACGTGAAACTCCCCCCGTCAGTGATTTGGGTCCCATCCTAACGCTAGACCCAGATGTATTGGAAGATCGGCTAAAGAGGTTAAGTGTCAAAGACCAAAAGAAATTATTGGATATGATTAATAAATATCAGGCAGTAATGTTAAGTAAGGACTCACATGAATGAACGAAAGATTACGGCAATACAAAAAGAGCAGCTCGTCTTAGATTATTTGGAAGAGTTATTACATAAGGATAAGGGTCGATTGTTACGGATGATGAGTTATTTGAAAGAACGAATATTGGAAGAGGAAGCAATGGCACGGGCTCAAGATGTCATTGATCGTGTTAAACATGGGTAGAAAGAAGGAGAGAGAATTGACCCCCGCACAAAAAGAGATCTTCTTAGTCATAGATGAGTTTTGGAAGAAGTATGGATTTGCTCCGAGTATTGAGGATGTGATGTATATCACTGGCGAAAAGGGGCGGGGTAATGTGAGTAGGAAGATGTGGCGCTTAGTCGAGCTTGGGATCTGTAAAGGGATTAAAGGAAAAATGAGGAGTATTCGTCCTTCATACATAAAGGTAAGAAACATTGAGTGATCAATTACAACGGTTTTTAGAGAGCCTTCCAGAAGGTGATCGGGAGAACCTGTTTGCCATGGCTGAGGATTATAAAAACTCGGTCATTCGGAAAACGGCTGAAAAGTCGTTTATGGCGTTTGTTAAACAGATGTGGCCTGGGTTTATATTGGGTAGACACCACGCTTTGATGGCTAAAAAATTTGAGGAGATTGCCGATGGTAAAGTTAGACGCCTTATTATTAATATGCCTCCTCGTCATACTAAATCTGAGTTTGCGTCATATCTTCTCCCTGCATGGTTTCTAGGCAGATATCCGCATAAGAAAGTTATTCAGTGTTCCAATACTGCCGAACTAGCGGTAGGCTTTGGACGTAAAGTTAGAAACTTAGTTGATGGAGAAACCTATGCCAAGATATTCCCAAATGTCGCTTTGCGAACTGATTCCAAGGCTGCTGGTCGTTGGGCTACTAACGCCAACGGTGATTATTTT